AAGCCGCAGAGGAAGGGCGCACGCTGGATGTGGAGGAGGAAGAGCATTACGACAACACCGCAGCGGAAATCCGTCAGGTGGATGCGCACCTGAAGCGCCTGCGTGAACTGGAAGCCGGTAAGGCCGCCACGGCGCAGCCGGTGAAACAGGCCGGTAACGGGAATGTGGCCGCGGTGGCTTCAGCGCCGGTGATCCGTGTGGAGCAGAAACTGGATAAGGGGATTGGCTTCGCCCGCTTTGCCAAATCACTGGCTGCGGCTAAAGGTGTCCGCTCTGAAGCCCTGGAAGTGGCCCGTCGTCAGTATCCGGATGACAGTCGTCTGCATCATGTCCTGAAATCGGCAGTGGGCGCGGGGACCACCACGGATCCGCAGTGGGCAGGCAGCCTGTCTGAATATCAGGAATATGCGCAGGACTTTATTGATTACCTGCGTCCTCAGACCATTATCGGGCGATTTGGTCAGGGTGGGATCCCTGCACTTCGTCAGGTGCCGTTCAATATCCGTGTGCACGCCCAGGTGTCCGGCGGTGCTGCTGGCTGGGTGGGGGAGGGTAAGGCAAAACCCCTGACGAAGTTTGATTTTGAGTCCATCACCTTCAGTCATGCGAAGGTGTCGGCCATTGCAGTACTGACGGAAGAGCTGATCCGTTTTTCCAGTCCGGCTGCTGATGCACTGGTCCGTAATGCGCTGGCGGAAGCGGTGGTGGCGCGTCTGGATACAGACTTTGTGGATCCGAAAAAAGCCGCAGTGGCAGATGTCTCCCCGGCGTCCATCACCCATGATGTGAAGGGCACGGCATCAACCGGTAACCCGGATGCGGATGCGGAGGCCGCGTTTGGTCAGTTTGTGGCAGCAAACCTGCAGCCCACCGGTGCGGTCTGGCTGATGTCCAGCACCAATGCCCTGGCGTTGTCAATGCGTAAAAATGCGCTGGGTCAGAAAGAATACCCGGATATGACCCTGCTTGGGGGGGCCTTCCAGGGGCTGCCGGTGATTGTCTCCCAGTACGTGGGTGACCAGCTGGTGCTGGTGAATGCCCCGGATATTTATCTGGCGGATGACGGCGGCGTGGCGGTGGATATGTCCCGCGAGGCATCACTGGAAATGCAGTCTGAGCCGACCGGCGACAGTACCACGCCGTCGCCGGTGGAGCTGGTTTCCATGTTCCAGACAGGCAGTGTGGCCATCCGTGCGGAGCGCTGGATCAACTGGCGTCGTCGCCGTACCGCGGCGGTGGCGGTGATCACCGGTGTGAACTACGGCAGTGCGTCCGGCGGCTGAGTCTGATGAGGAGGGCGGGAGGTGAGAGCTTCCCGCAGTAACTGATGGCAAAAATCCGATATCTGCAGGGTACACATGATGCCCGGCCCGGGGATATCCGGGATGTCGCACAGCCGTGTGCGGAGGTGCTGGTTCGCCTGGGGAAGGCGGAGTACATAACAGCTCGACGTCCGGCGGGTCAGAAAAAGAAACATGATGCGGAGCATGGCGAATGTGGAACCTTTTGCGACGAACCCGAAAAAATCAGAAATCAGGACGTGATGTAAAAGAGGTGGGCTGGACCAGCCTGTTTCAGGCGGTGGCTGAGCCCTTTGCCGGTGCCTGGCAGCAGGGCGTGAAAGCCGATCCGGAAAGTGTCCTCTCCTTTCATGCGGTGTTTTCATGTATTTCGCTGATATCCCAGGATATCGCCAAAATGCGGCTGCGCCTGATGCAGACGGATACACAGGGGATACGCCGTGAAAAACGGCAGGGGGATATTGCCCGTCTCTGTCGTCGTCCCAATGCACAGCAGAATCGTATCCAGTTTTTTGAACTGTGGCTGAACTCAAAACTGCGTCACGGTAATACGGTGGTGCTGAAAATCCGTAACTCCCGGGGGCAGATAAAAGAACTGCGTATTCTGGACTGGAACCGGGTTGAACCTCTGGTGGCGGATGACGGCGAGGTGTTCTACCGTATCACGCCGGACCGGAACTGTGGGATCACTGAGGCGGTGACGGTGCCTGCCCGGGAAGTGATCCACGACCGGTTTAACTGTTTTTTTCATCCGCTTATAGGGTTGCCGCCGGTGTATGCCGCCGGGCTGGCCGCCACGCAGGGGCATCATATTCAGGAAAATTCGACGTATTTTTTCAGAAATGGCGGCAGGCCGTCCGGGGTGATTGAGATCCCCGGCAGTATTACGGAAGAAAATGCGAAAATACTGAAGAGCAACTGGGACAGCGGGTATACAGGCGAAAATGCCGGGAAGACGGCCATACTGAGCAACGGGGCAAAATACAGCCCCACGACGTTTTCACCGGTGGATGCGCAGACGGTGGAACAACTGAAAATGACGGCTGAAATTGTCTGTTCGGTGTTCCGTGTTCCGGCCTACAAGATTGGCGTGGGACAACCTCCCTCCAGTGATAACGTGGAGGCGCTGGAGCAGCAGTATTATTCCCAGTGTCTGCAGACGCTGATTGAGTCCATTGAGCTGTTACTGGATGAGGCGCTGGAAACGGGGGAAAACGAGAGCACGGAGTTTGATGTCACCACACTGCTGAGAATGGACAGCGAACGGCGCATGAAAACACTGGGTGAATCGGTGAAAAATACGCTTCTCACGCCCAATGAAGCCCGTAAACGTGAGAACCTGCCGCCCCTTGCCGGCGGTGATGCACTGTATCTTCAGCAGCAGAACTACAGTCTGGAGGCGCTGTCCCGTCGTGATGCCCGTGAGGATCCGTTTGCGTCGACCGGGAAAACAGCCTCAGCGCAACCGCCTGACGGCGCATCTGACGGTAATAAGGCAATCAGTGAAACAGAGCATGACGCGGTGAAGGCGATGTTCAGGGGGATTCTGAAAAAATGAATGAACGTGAACTGTCCATTATCCGTGCGCTGGGCGAAGAATTCGCTGCGGTGCTGGCGGATTTACAGCGCACATTTGAGGGGAAAATAGCCGCGCAGGCACAAGCGTTTGAAGAGAAACTGGCTTCCCTGTCTGTGGTATTACAGAAGCATGTGACGGTGGATGAGGTGCGTCCGGTTCTGCAGGCGATGGTGGATGACGCTGTGGGGGCCATCCCGGTACCGCGTGATGGTCGTGATTACGATCCGGAAGTACTGCAGAAGGCGGTGAATGATGCGGTCGCAAATATTCCGCAGCCGGAGGACGGTAAAAGTATCACCCCGGATGATGTGCGTCCGATGCTTGAACAGATGGTGACAGAGGCAGTGAGCCATATTCCTGTTCCGCGTGATGGTCGTGATTACGATCCGGAAGTACTGCAGAAGGCGGTGAATGATGCGGTCGCAAATATTCCGCAGCCGGCGGACGGTAAAAGTATCACCCCGGATGATGTGCGTCCGATGCTTGAACAGATGGTGAAGGAGGCGGTAAGCCATATTCCTGTTCCGCGTGATGGTCGTGACTATGATCCCGATGTTCTGCAGAAGGCGGTTCTGGATGCGGTGAGTGCCCTGCCGGCTCCGCAGGACGGGCGTGATGGCACGGCACTGGAAATACTCCCCGCCATTGACGATCAAAAATCCTTTCCCCGGGGCACGTATGCCACACACCAGGGCGGACTCTGGCGGGCGTATGAAAAAACGCACGGGATGCGGGGATGGGAATGCCTGGTTGACGGGGTGGCTGATATTGACGTCAGCATGACGGGTGAACGGTTGTTCTCTGTGGTGGTCCGGCAGAGCAGTGGCCAGCGTACGGAAAAAACATTTTCCCTGCCGGTGATGCTCTACCGCGGTGTGTTCAGAGCCGGTGAAACCTACCACCCCGGCGATACGGTGACGTGGGGCGGCTCGCTGTGGCACTGCAACAGTATGACCGGTGATAAACCCGGAGAAGCTCATTCATCAGGCTGGACCCTGGCTGCAAAACGTGGGCGGGATGCTGGAGGCGGAAAATGACGGCATTACTGACACTGGAAGAGATCAAGGCACATCTGCGTGTCGAGCATGACGCTGATGATGACATGCTGATGGACAAGGTTCGTCAGGCTACCGCCGTGCTGCTGGCCTACATTCAGGGCAGCCGGGATAAAGTGATTCGTGAGGACGGTGAACTGATCCCGGGCGAGGCATTAACCCGGATGAAGGGGGCTGCCATGCGACTGACCGGGATGCTGTACCGGAATCCGGATCTTGCGGAGCGGGAAGAACTGATTCAGGGGGAGCTGCCGTTTTCTGTTTCCGTGTTGATTTACGATTTGCGTTGTCCGACGGTGTTATGAGGAGGGGGAATGGCAATATCTGCAGGTCGTCTGACACAGATGATAAGTGTTCTGAACCCGGTGTTAACCCGTAATGCTGCCGGAGAAATGACGGAAGAATGGGTGTCATGCGGGAAAATTCATGCGGATATCCGTGGCAGGAGCAGCCGGGAGCGGATGCAGTCTGGTGCGGAAATAGCGCAGGCGGAAATCCGCATCTGG